TAAATCATTCGATGATTGGAAGGCTAGAATCAAAGGCATTAAAGACGCAAACCCTAAGTCATAAGGAGTAATAGGTGGTATCGCAGTTAAAGGTCAATGAGATAATCAAGCAGTCAGGCTCATCAATTACGATTGGTGAAGCAGGAGATACTGTATCTGGACCTTTTACAAATGTACCTGCTTTTTTTATGAAACTATCTGCTAATCAAAGTATATCTCACAATACTGTCACCGTCATAGGTTTTAATGATGTTCAGTACGACACACATTCTGCGTTTAATACCTCAAATTATAGATTTGTAGTTCCAACAGGTCATGCAGGGAAATATATCTTTACTTTAACCGCAGGTTTTAGCAATCCTAATGAAACAGCAGCAGATAGATTTCAATTATTTATAAAAAAGAATGATGAATTTACTGATTTTGCAGGGGATTTAGCACAGGCAACTGATGGTAATGCTGACCCAACAATGAATTTTACCACACAATTTGAATTAGCAGCAGGTGATTACGTAGATGGTAGAATTTTTCAAAATGGTGGAGATTCGGAAACACTTCAATTCGCCTACGCAAGATTTTTTGGATACAGATTAATAGGAGCATAGATGACCAGTAAGCTTAAAGTAAATATAATCGCTGACGGTGGTGATAATGCCATCATGACCTCTGACGGGTCAGGCTCTTTGACACTTAATAATGCTGCGTTGAAAGCGACCCCTGCTTTTGAGGCTTATTTAAGTTCATCATCAGGAACTGTTTCTAATAATGTTGCAACTAAAGTACAGTTTGATACAGAGATATATGATACAGATAGTAAATACGACAACTCTTCAAATTATCGTTTTACACCCGGAGTAGCCGGTAAATATTTTATCTACGCACAAGTGTACATGTATATGGGCTCATCCAATGTAAATGTTGCAATTATACATATTTATAAAAATGGAAGTTCTTATATGACAAGAAGATTATATCAACCTTCAAACCCAGCACAAGCACAAGGACTAAATATATCAGCTACTTTAGATTTAGACGCTGATGATTATATTGAAATCTTTGGACAGTCACAGGGTGCAGACTCAAATTTTAATAATAATGATAAGAATAATCACTTTGGAGCATACAGGATAGTAGGAGCATAACATGGCACTTAATACATTACCTAATGAAGGATTAACCAGTAGAGGCTATCCTAGTGATAGAATCGTTACTCCTATTATTATTAATGGAGATTTTGCTGTTGCACAAAGAGCCACTTCTGCCACAGGATTAACAAATGGAAGTTCTGCTTATCAAACAGTAGATAGATGGCAGTTCAATGAAGCAGGTGCACCTAGTTATCAATTTACTATGTCTCAATCTACCACAACACCAACAGGACAAGGATTTGGATATTCAACTAAATTTGACTGCACGACTGCTCAATCAAGTTTAGCTGCTGATGATTTTCTAGCTTTTAGGACTGCGCTTGAAGGTCAAAATTTACAATCAATAAAAAAAGGAACACCTAACGCAGAAAGTTTAACTTTAGCATTTTGGGTTCGCTCAAATAAAACAGGAACTTATACTATTTTTTTAAATGAGACAGATAATAATAGACAGAATACTCAGACCTATACAATAGATTCTGCTGACACTTGGGAAAAGAAAGTTATTAGTTTTGTGCCTGATACGACAGGAACAATAACCAATGATAATGGCTCTAGCCTTTATTTACATTTTATTCTTGCTGCGGGTAGCACATACTCATCTGGAACTTTTACATCAAATACATGGGCAGCAACAACACAAGCAAATAGAGTTCCGAGTTCACAAGCAAATATTGCAGATAGCACATCTAATGAATGGTATGTTACAGGAGTACAACTAGAAGTAGGTTCGTTTGATTCTACATCTATACCTAGTTTTCCTTTTGAGAGTTTTGAGAACAATTTAAGAAAGTGTCAAAGGTATTATTATAAACATATGTCTGGTAATGGAAAAAATATTTGTTCAGGTAATTATTATGATTCAGGCACTTTTTATGGTTCTGTGTTTTTTCCTGTGCCTATGAGAGCAAGTCCTACAATAGAAATGGTCAGTGGCACAGATTACTACAGACTCTCAACTGCAAATTCTTCTAACAATGGATTAGTAGATGATTTTAATGTTGGATTTATTGCCTTTGCTGGAGATGGTATAAGTGTAGGTTTAGGTGTAAATTCGGGTTTATCCGGTGTCGGAGGACATGGTGCAACTATGTCAGGAAATAATTCTTCGGCAGAATTAGCATTTGGTTCGGAGTTATAAATGAAAAATATAAATACAGTAACAGCAAACTATGTTCACGGTAATCTGGTGAGTTATCAAGTTACCTTTTCAGGTTCTAACATGGTGTTTTCTGTGCCAAAAGATGAGTCAAATACAGACTATCAAGCTATACTTGAGTGGGTTGCCGCGGGTAATACAATAACCGACCCAGGAGCGTAGCCATGTTTGGCGTAGCAGCTTTTGGTGAATTTGCTTTCGGCGAAGCTACTCATCAACCAGTAAATTTAGAGGGTGTTCAAGCTACATTAGCTTTAGGTAATATTACAGCGATTGAAGCGAACGCTGATGTTACTCCAGGAACTAATGTAAGTAACATCTCTATTGGTGATCTGACCTTTGTAGGGGCAGCTAATGTCACTGTCAGTGGCAACGCAGTTACATCAAGCCTTGGCACTATGATACCAAAGGCGGCTGCTGATGTGGCAGTCACAACCAACTTAGCGGGGACCGTGGGAGTAGGATCTGTGACCATTGTAGCAAAAGCAGTGGAGGTTCTAGGCACTAACCTATTGACATCCTCTGTCAACGGTCCTGGTGTTGTAACTTGGAACGATATTAACGTGAACGCAAGTCAAACATGGACAAACGTGGAAACATAATATAAATTTGGAGGCAGTATGGCATCGACATTTTCTACATCACAAAAATTTGAATTAATCGCTACAGGTGAAAAAGCAGGTTTATGGGGATCTACAACCAACACGAATCTACAATTAGTGGAGGAAGCTGTGGGTGGTTATTTATCTTTAGATGTAGCATCCTCAGACCAAACTTTAACAATCAGTAATGGCGCCTCTTCTAACGGGCGTAACATGATCATCAAGTTTACCGGCACTCTAGCTGGTAACAGAAGTGTCACCGTCCCCGACTCTATAGAAAAAATGTATTTGATAGAGGACGGCACATCAAGAAGCACAAGTGATTATACCTTAACTTTTAAAACAGCATCTGGCACCGGTGTAACAATGCCAGTGGCTTCAAAGATGGTTGTCTATTCTGATGGGACAAACATAGTTCAATTAGCAGTGGAAAAGGGTTATCACTCGATAGATAGAAACTACACAGCCGTTAACAACGATCAATTAATTATAGACACAAGCGCAGCAGCAAGACAGGTAACACTTCCTGCTTCTCCTAGTGTGGGTAACGAAGTTACCTTTATCGATGCAAAAGGTTCTTTTGGTTCTAATAATCTAACAATTGCAAGGAACGGTTCTAACATATTAGGGTCCGCATCTAATTTAGTTGTGTCAGTAAACGGAACTGCGTTTACACTAGTCTTCTTGAACGCGACTCGCGGTTGGGCATACAAAGATAAAATTTAAGGAGGATAGATGCCTCTTATCACTCTAGACTTTCTACCAGGCATAGACAAGCAAGACACCACTAAAGGTGCTGAGCGTCGCTTTGTTGATTCTAACAATGTGCGCTTTCGCTATGGTCTGCCTGAAAAGGTTGGAGGTTGGTCTTCTCTTTTACCAGATAAGATAGTTGGTGTTGTTAGAGCACAACACCCCTTTACAGATTTAGATGGTAATAGGTACGTGGCCCTCGGAACGGATAAGTTCTTATTGTTATACTTTGAAGGTCAACTGTTTGATATTACACCAATCAAAAGTTCTTTGACATCGTCTACAATGGCGACCACAAACACGTCAGCTAGTGTCACCATAACAACCACAAGTGCACATGGAGCAAAAGCTGGTGACATAGTGCAACTAGATAGTGTCACTCTACCTAGTGGTACAGGTCTTAGTGCGTCTAACTTTGAAGATGTTAAGTTTCAAATAATAACAGTCCCTAGTACAA